ACTCAGATGTAAGATGCTAAGACAGAATGACCCTAACCATGATGTGTATGTTGGTCCTATTGGTATTTGGGTTCCATTCCACCCTGAGGCATACAAGACTGGTCGCGTTGAATATATGGAGGAGACTCTCAATGAGTTGATGAGCGAGAAGAAGAAGAATGAGGACAAGGCAAAGGACGAATTTGATACACGCGTTAAAGAAACTAAAGAAAAGGCAATGGAGGAAAACAAGAAAAAGGCATTGGAATCAGGTAACAAACTTACACAAACTATCAATGAAAACGGTGATTTGGTTTCAGTTGCTAATATGAACACTCAAGAAGCGTCTATGAGTGAAAACGCAACTTTGGAAGATGTAAAATCCGAACTGTTTGAAGGAGAAAACATCGTAACAACTGATAAAACCGATAAAGGACTTTCTGCTTTGAGTGTTATGTAATACTAATCGTCCTATACCTAAGATGGTGTTGATAAAATACCCTCTCCACCCTAATCTAAACTATTTGAATAACATATAAATATCTTGTCAAGATTTATATATTATATTTGTTTCTCATTTGAAATCGCGATTTTACCATTGAACTAAATAGGGTCATCCCAATTGTTTAAATCGTCGTCTGGTAATTGTATAATACTCGTAAAATCTGTTAAAATTTCTCTCGATTTTATCTTCTTTTCCAAGGCAGTATGTTTTTCCAATGTTTTAAATACTTTTTCTCTATTGCTTAGAACCAATTCTCTATCCTTGATATAATTTTGATTTCTCGATTTCGAATCCATAATCGACTCAAATTCGGTTGTCAATGTTTGCTTTGTTTCAATCAATGTTACATATTCTTCATCCATAGCTATTTTTATTTTGGACCATTCTGCTAGTTTTTCAGTTACATCTTGATATTCCCATAAATTTTCTTTTGTATGAGGACCTAGTACATCCATTCTATATTCGATTTTGTTGTGTAAATTTGCATACTTCTCTCTAAGATTATGTATTCTTTCCTTTTGCTCATCATATTTATAATATTTGGAAACTGATAAAATAAGACTTATATACGTTGATATTGAAATACCAGAAACGGATACAATCGATTCGGCGGTATCAAAATATTGCTTGGTTGATTGTAAAAATCCAGACATTGTAGATAAAACAATCACTGAAATTTGAATATAATTAATGGTGGAATTCAATTCACTATATTTAATATCCAATAATCGTTTGCTCGTTTTACATTCTTTCAAAATAAATAAATTATTATTAATAAGCGAATGTAATTCATTTTGGAAAATTGTAAATTCCTTTGAATCTTTATAATCTAATTTACCTCTTTCAGGACCACTCTGCCCTTTCTTTGTATTGTCGTTTGGTTTAATTGTATTCTGTCTAACGACGTTACTGTTTCCTGTATTCTTATTTCCATCTATTGCTGTATTTTTTGCTCCATCATTAATCTGTTTCATCGCTTTATCTATTACTTTATTTCCGCCATTAACTAGAGCTTTTTCAACTACGTCTAAATCTAGGTTTGTTGCTGCCGGAATATTATCTGTACTATTATTCTTTGTATTTGTATTTTTACTCATTATATAATAAGAATACAAAATAAATTATTTTGATTTATTTTCGATTTATTTTCGATTTAGTAGTTAGGAATATTGATTTGTTAAATTTACCACTTGCTTTTCTTCACGTTGATTTTTGGTCCTGCTCCACGTTTTTGTATGCTGCTTGGGTCATATGCCTCATCTTCATCGTCACTACCAATATCTTTTGATAATTCCCAAAATTCTTTTGATCCCAATTTAAATCCGCCCTGATTTTGCGCCTTGTACCAAAATATCTGATCTTGTAACTTGTTTGATTTTGAATTGTTATTAATGACCAAGCATTCAAAATTTTCTGTACATTGATCCATTACTTGACAAAATGACTCAAATGTCGGAAACATACCTGCATAATTCTCCCATATACGTTTTCTATTTGCAATATATGGTTCTCTCAATATAAAAACATAATCTATATTCGTTCTTAAATTAGGTGGAATACCCAAAGGATATTGCATAGTAATAATTAACATAATCTTCCAATGACGCCCATTCATAAACAACAATCGCATCAGTTTGTCCTTTGTCCATTTGTTGTCATAGAGACAATCATCCAATATAACAAATGCTCGAGGATCTATATTGGTTCGCTTGTAAGCTTCCATTTCCTTTCTAATTTGCTTTAATACTGTTTTTTGTCTTTTCAAAATATTTTCAATAATGGCACTATTGTATTCATCGTGAATAAATAACTTGGGGACATGTTCCGCAAAAAAACCATTACCTGCTTCCGTGCCGGAAATTACAGTTCCTATAGGAATATCTTGATGATAATATAATAAATCTCTCACCAAGAAACTTTTACCAGTGTCTCTTCTACCAATTAAAACTACAACTGGACCCTTGTTCTCGTCTGGTCGAAAGCTAATATTTTTCATATCGAATTTTTTTAGGTCCAACGACATGCTTAACTTCTAAAAAGAAAAAAAATAACAATGATTTACGAGAAATAAGTTTAAATGAATTATTATATTTACTGTAAGAATAATAAAAGCATGAACTTTTCTTTGTATTATCGAAAAAACAAGAATGAAGAGTTGTTTCATAGTTTAGAAAAATCCAGTTTAGGTTTAGAGAAACTACAAAACTATGTTCCTATCTATGAAAAATTCTTTTCTCTCAACTCAACCAATTGTAATAGTATTAACTTGAACCAAAAATACTATATTCATTCAATCAGTCGAGAGATTGATAACAATAGATTGAGTATTCGTGTTTCTGATAATTCAAACAATTTGATACAAAAAGAGACCTTTTGTAAATACTCTCCCTTATTAGACCCATTAAAGTATTTGACTGGTAAATATGATTTATCAGGAAATGACGTCATTTCATTACCTCAATTTAATACGGATGCTTCTTTTCCTAAACTACAAGATAAAAACAATAGTGCCTACGTAGATTCATTTTTCACATATTTGTCTAGTCAATTGTTACACAATTACGGATTTTTAAATAGTATTGATTACTATGGTGCTTTTATATGCGAACAAGAGAGGTTTATATATAACATTGCTGATGATATTGATTATTTAAATGAAAGCGAATTTTTTCATGAAACATTGAATGGACAATATACGATTGAAAACGATGAACATGCTAGAATATTTAATATTGATTCACGCACAAATAAGAGAAAGCTGGTTATCAATGATAAATTAGAAAAAGTCAATATTGACACGTTTTTTAGTGAAGATTTCTCTGTATTTGCTTTAGATAAAGGAGTGGATGAATTGTCTGTACAACCTTCAACACAATCTTCAGTACAAGCAACACAAATTGTCGATTTAAGTGATGTTTGTATTTATAATTATCCAATAAAGAAATCGTCATCAGTATCGTCTTCTTCTACATTTAGTTCCAAATCTTCAAATACTTCTATAGATAGCGACGGTGATGAAGAATCTGATTCAGACATGAATTCATGTGATGAAGAGGGTAATAAAAAACATAATGGAAATGATGATGATAGTGGTGATGATGATGATGCCAGTGAAAGTAGTTGCGAAAGCGACGAAGAGGATGTATTCTGTTCTATTTTTAATTTCCCTGTACAAATGATTGCTTTGGAGAAATGCGATAATACATTGGATTATTTGATGGAAAATGATTTATTAAAAGACCACGAATGGACCTCATGTTTGTTTCAAATAATTATTAGTTTGTCTGTTTTTCAAAAAACATTTTCTTTTACACATAATGACTTGCATACCAATAATATAATGTATATACCTACTGAAAAGCAGTTTTTGTATTATACCTTTAACAAGACAACTTACAAGGTTCCAACCTATGGTAAAATATACAAGATTATCGATTTTGGGCGTGCTATTTACAAATTTAATGGACAACTTATGTGTAGTGATAGTTTTCATCCCAAGGGAGATGCTGCTTCTCAATAT